GGTCGAAATGCAAAGGACCATGGCAGGCGAACAGCGAGATACTGATTCTCTAAGGAATGAAGAAAGAAGAGAAGCAGAGGAAAGAAAAGAGCGCAGACGCGAATTAGTTTCTGGTGCATTGAGGAGAGTATCATCTGGTATTAGAAGTGTTACAGGGTTGGGCCCACTTGGTGCATTATTTACAGGTCTCGCAGCAAGCTTAACAGCAGTTCTTGCAAATATAGACTTAGACACATTAAGAGATACGTTTGATAGAATCGGGTCAGTATTTGATAGCGTCAAAGAATTTTTTAACAAACTGCAAGAATATTCTAACATCATACTTGCAATAGGCGCTGCACTTGCTGCAATGGTAGCAGCAAACATGTTAGATAGAACGCCTAAACCATCGCGCGGTGGTGGTAAGCCGTCAGGAGGTGGTGGTAGGCCAGCTGCGCCTGGTACTGGTTCTGGTGGTGCGCCTTCTGGTGCTAAGCCAGCAACTGGTGGTGCACCCTCTGGTGCTGGTGCAGGTGCTAAGCCAACACCACCAGCACCACCTGCGCCAGCACAACCTCAAGTTAAATCTGGGTATAAAGCAACAGAAACGCCCGGTGGTACACGATACCGTTCTGAAAAAACTGGTAGATTTGTAAAACCGTCAGAGGCATTAACTGAACCCGGTGCGCCGACAAGAGAACCTAAACCAAGTCAATCAACACCAGGGCAACCAACACAAGAACGCCCTATGAGGTCAAAAGCTTCTAGATTACGACTAAGTGGGTTTTTAGCTGCATTGGGTCCAGCGATAGATATTCTTAGTGCAAGAAGTCAACTTGAATCTCTTAGCGAACAAAGAGATGCCGAAAGTATAGATGAAGAAAAATATAAGGACGAAGTTATCAAAATATTGGGCGGAACAGCAGGTTCAATAATTGGTGGTCTTACAGGCGGTGCATTAGGGTCGCTGCTCGGACCTGCCGGCGCTATGCTAGGTGGTTTTGCAGGGTCTATAGGCGGCGAAAGACTGGGTCAGTGGTTAGCAACCACTGGTGTGGGTAAAAGAGTCGGCGAATTAATTTATGATAGATTTTTCTTAGCGAGCCCCACCAATATACCCGAAGCTCAGTTAATAAGCCAACTGACCGAACTGCAAAGACGAAGCAGAGCAGAAACATCAGCTATCGATGAAATGGTTAATCTCACAGAACGTGCTGCAAATGAGGGTAGAATAACTAGCAGTCAAGCGAGACAATTAAATGAAGTTGGCTCTCAGATACGCACAACAGATTTAAGAGCGGGTGACATTGAACAGGCAATAAACATGATGCAGTTTTCTGGTATGGAGGGAATAAACTACAACCCAACTACAGATCGGAGCGGTAGAGTTGTTGTTCTACCGACGATATATCAAGAAGTGGCTACCCCAAGATCAAGTCAACCAGCAGCCAGACCAACACCCGAAACATCGTCAGAAATTCAAACTAGAACACCTGATGGTACTCTGGGAGAGGCTGCTGCGGCCACCAATTTTGGTGGTGGCCAACAACAACCGCGCCGAGGTGGTTTGGCTAGAAGGATTTATTAATCGCCCTGAGCCAGACGCTCAAAAAGATTGATATCGGAATCATCTTCCCAAGGCGGGCGAGCCGAACCACGTGCTGCAGGAGCTTCAGCCACACGGGCCTTAGGCTCAGCAGTCGCGCGCGCGACGGGGCGCTCCTCGCGCGTATCATCCTCATCATTGTCACGACGACGAGGTGCGCTGCTTTCGTTAAGCACCTTATCGAGGCGAGCCTTCAGTTCATCGTAGCTTTTGAATTGATCAGGAGCAACAAAGGCCTGAAGCTTGTGCTGAGAATTCCAGATACGCTCCAGCTCCGAATCATCGTCAGACAGAGGCTCTGACCGATCAAACTCGGACTTGTCATAGTTACGATAACCTTCGACATTGCGAATCTTCAACTTGAAGTTTGCGCCAGCCCAGAAATCGAAGGGGTTAACAGCCTTCTCATCTTCAAACTGAGGCGTCATCAGTTCGTTGATCTTGTCGAAAATCTTCTTACCAAACTTGAACAGCTTGACCTTACCCTCGTTCTGAGGGTTAGCAGGATCCTTGACAACATAGATGTTGGCAATGTAAGAAAGGCGACGCTTCTGCTTGCGCGCGACTTCCTTGTCCTTATCGCTACCGCTATTCCACAGCTTGGAATTCATTTCAGCGACAGGGTCTTTCTGACCGAGAGTCGTCAGAGAGTTTTCGATATACCAACCACCCGGGCCCTGAAAGCCGTGCGACCAGATGCGAACCCAAGGCAGGTCTTCACCCTTGGCAGCAGGAAGGAAGCGAATGACTGCGTAACCGTTACCAGCCTTATCAACCTCGGGCTGCCAGAAACGGTCATCAGCTTCACGCTGGTTGCCGTTATTAGCAAGCTTACCAAGCTCCTTAGAGAGCCTGTCGAGATTGCTGGTAGTAGAACGCTTCAGCGAAGCGAAATCGTTAGACATTGTATGTTCTCCGTATGTTTTGTATGTTGCGTGTGTATCTTGTTCACATCGATCATGACCACACTTGTACTTATATCATGTCGAAGGTCGTATGTCAAGAAATAAACACTTGACGCATGGTTTTCTTTATCGTGTCATTATCTGCCTTCACGAATGGCGCGTATTTCTTCATGAGACGAGATACATCAGGCCAGATGATGGTATCTGTAATGCGAGAATCCCATCGACCCTGAAAATTAAGGACACGATCAGATAGAATTAGACTTTCTATCGACAGCTTCCCGCCAAGATAAAGACGCAATACCTCAGGGTGGTCACCACTCGTTGACCACGCTTTGGCTACATCATTGCAGCTTTCAGCGACGTTCTGCATATCTTGCTTGAAGCGATATGTGATTGACTCCATGTGGCGCTTCCAATCAACATATCGCTTCTCGGCTTCGACAGTAACCATCTCACGAATAAATCTGACGCCCTGAGACATGTTTGCAACATAGAACCCAGTGAGGTCATCTTTATATCTGCGCTCAAGGCGACGAAAATGAAATACATCATTTCGCGCCTCAAACGTAGAACCCTTGATTGGCTTCACTTTACCTTGATATTTGAAATAGTCATAGCTATCCTGCGTAAAGTGTAGCCGCAAGGCGACATATTCTTGATATGCCTTCATACCTTCCATCCTAAATCGGTAACCTAACCTCACCAGGCTTGCGCTTTAGTAGATTAAGACCATTAGCTTCACTGGTCAGAATCTTTTTAATTCGCGGCGAGAGGAGGCGAGGGATCACCTCAACCTCCAAACCCGTAGTATCACATACATGCATGATCGCATCAAGATACGTCATGTTCTTTTCGATGACGGTCTTCTCGATTGTCGAGGCAAACCGCTCAGGCGTCATGATAGACAGTTCAGGCTGCATCATCAACCGTCTTAGCAGCTAATGCAGCGATGAACCCGCCGACATCCTTGCGAACGATATCAATCGACTCCATATGCTGAGGCCAGTAAATCTCAAGGGCCTGAGCATCTTGGGTGCAGACAAAGCAATGCACCTCATTTGGCGGCACCGCAGTAAAGTCACCTGGGCGAAGCACAGTTACATCTGTCAGACCATACTGCTTTTCGGTGTGAATTTCGATAATGCCGCTAATCACATAGAAGCCATTCCAACGATGACGATGACTATGCAGCGAGCATCGAAAGCCCGCCTTAGTATTGATACGATGAACCTCTACATTCGGTGATGTAAACAGGTCCTCGGTATCACCCCAAACCTTACCAAGCTTCACTTTGTTCTCCTCTAGATGACATATGAGCCTTCACGACATAATCTAACTCAAGTAGCTGCTGAAGTACAGACTTAAAATTGGCTAAGTGCAGCATATTCGGACCATCGCACGGTGCATTGTCTGGGTCCTGATGCACTTCCATAAACACGCCAGCAATACCGACAGCTGTGGCTGCACGCGCGATGACGGGCACCATCGAACGATTGCCACCAGACGAAATACCGTTACCACCAGGCGACTGTACCGCGTGGGTGCAATCCATGATGACAGGGTAATTCATTGGCGTGTTGCCGCGCATGATATCAAGCGACCGCATGTCAACAACAAGATCGTTATAACCAAATGTAGTGCCACGCTCAGTCATCATGACCTTAGTGCAACCAGATGACTCCAGCTTATGCACGATATTGACCATCTCACGCGGCGAGAGAAACTGACCCTTCTTTACATTTACAGGCTTGCCTGATGCAGCAGCAGCCTGCAGCAGGTCAGTTTGACGGCAGAGAAATGCTGGAATTTGAATAATATCCGCGGGTACAGTTTCGCAATGCCACGGCTCATGCACGTCAGT